CTGTATTTTTTCTTTTTCCGCTTGATACCATTTGTCCAGTTCAAGCGTTGACATACCCGCCGCACTCAATACCGCGTACCGTTGGTTATATTCCTGCTCTAGGTTTCGGAGCGCAATTTGTGAAGACGAAAGAACACGGCGAAGGTTTTCTTCTTCTAACTGTCTGTTTAGGTTCTCTGCATCTTCGCGCAATTTTTGCCGCTTAGCAAACGATTCCGCTGCCAGCCGGTCGATCTCTGCATAGTACTCCTTTTGCCTTTTTATTTCTTCATCTCTCTTTGTTTTGGCAGCATCGGATTCCTGTTTGTCCATGGCCTGTAATGAAAGCATCAACCCGGCCCGCTGATTCTTCATTTCATCGATTCCGCTTTGCATGGTGGCAAGCGTTTCCTCCTGCTTTTTCTTTGCGTCCGCCGGGTCAAACACAAGGCCCGCAATGCTACCGGCTACGTCTAGTTTCCAGTCCTTACCGATTAGCTTGCCAACCTTTGCGACACCGTCTAAAATCAATTGTAAAGGAGCCGTTACAAATTTCAAAGCACCTTCCAAAATCCGCTTATTTCTTGCCTCCGCTTCAACTTGCCCTTTAAACACCTCCTTTTGCTTGAGCATTTCCTGTTCACGCGCCGCAATAACAGCCTCCGTCTGCTTTATCTTCAGGTTAAGTATTTCCCTTTCAGACATTCCCGAAAGCTTCAATACATTTTCCTGCTTGCTGATATTGGCTAACTTATTTTCTTCGGCATTTACGGTTTGCTTTGCAAGTTCCAAAGACTTCGCCGCCTCTGCATTATACCCAGTAACGGCCCCTTTGATTTTATCCCAATAAGCAACGATCGCACCTAAGGCAATAACAAGTAAGCCGATACCCGTAGCACCTATGGCAGCTTTTAAGGCGTGAAAGGCTTTAACCAGTTGCCCGCCTACAATAGCAGCCATCTGCTTTAGCCCGTCCTTAGCTTCCATAAGGGAATTAATGCCTTGCGTCATTGCCATAGCCCCTTGCACTTTTACCAGGGTCTTTTCTAGGTTTTCACTATCGACCCCGAAAGCGGCCATAGCCCCCGTCAAGGCGGAAAACGCACCTACGGCACCCTGCACGCCCTGTGCTAAGGCGGCAAACTTCGCATCGGGGTTAAGCTTGTCAATTAGGGCCTGTTGATCGCCCATTGCGTCATTTAGTTCCGCTACTTTCCGGGCTGCTGCTATCGCTTGTGTTGATAGTTCACCGTATGTATCCGCCGCCGCTTTTAGTTCCTGCTTAGCTGCTTTAATTTCGCTTTTCCAGCTCTTAACAGATTGGGTGGCCTGTCCGGTGTCAAATTGTATTTTACCGCCTAAAATGATTTCTTCTGCCATAAAAAAAGCGAAGGGGTTGCCTTCGCTTTATAGTGTACGGATTGGGATAGTTGGCTTTAATATAGAGTATTTATGACCTTGAGAAGTTCAATTTTGCAAATATCCGGCTCCGTAGCATTGTAGTCCTCGATCTTTTTCAGCCGATAGGCCACACCGTCCACATACACATACTTGCTAAAATCTAATTCTGAAATATCCCTTTGCGTTAACCGAACATGGCAAGTAAGTAGCTTACTGTCTTTATCGGTTATCTCTGCCATGTACGGGCTCCAATAGACATTGAATTGATTTACATTCAATACCCCGGCTTGCAGGTTAAAAAACAATTCACGGGGTACGCCGAAATTCAAATCATTTGTTGGAATATCCGGATCGTCTAAGTGTCCGGCATACATATAATAGCCGGGGTTTGCAAGGGTTGCGTTATTGTTAAGTACCTGCCAGTTGTTTATCTCATCTATGTACTTCGTTTGCAAAATTCTAATCTTGCTGTCGATCTGTTCCTCTGTTGTTCCGTTGCGCTTAAAAATAGTGCTATAAACTTTCTCTTGGTTTGCGTAACCAACTAAAGGCGTGCCACAAAAGATTAATTTAACTTCCTGCTTTGCCTTTGAAAATTGAAACTCACTATCGAAGATATAGCCGCCGTATGACTGATTATACCGCTTGCGATATTCTTCGCTGTAAAAATCATTATCCGTGTCATAGTTGAACTCATAATAGCGGGCGTTTAGTTCACTCATGGGCGTGTAAACCATCGGCCTACTTCGGTCTACTTTATACGTCCAATCAACGGCGTTACTGCTATCCGTCGAATAAAAATCTACATATGGCGCAATATGGAATAGTTTGTCGTTAAATCGATCTTCAACCATGTAAAGATTAAACAGCTTTAAAATGGAAGAAAGAAAATCCAATTGCAAATACCCCGAAGGCACAATATCCCTAATTACAATATCGTCCCCGTAATTGATCGGTACTAATTGGTTATTGTCGGACGTTGCCGTAAGGTTCATTTGCAATATCTTGACAAAATTAGTTGCCCCCGGCGGCATTTGAAAACCTACCTCAATCGCTATTGTGTCATTTTGGATAATTTCAAAAGGCAAACTTTCGAAAGTCAATAACGGTATATTTCCGGTTAAATCGGTAGTAAAAAGAATCTGTTGCTTTTCTACCCCGTTATGCATAAGGGAAACGTAAATACCAGCAACACTATCCCATTCAATACCTAACCTAACTTGCACGCGAATATCCTGCACCCTTGTGCTTATGTATTCATATTCCCCCGTTGCAATAACGGGCGTAAACAAACCAAATCGACCCGTACCCCGGATATATTCCGGGCCGGGCGTAAGTATGTCCAAAAAATTAACGGTAGGCAAAACAAGGGCGTTCGTGTCGATCAACACTTCCGTATTAATACCTACTACCTTTTTATTGTTCGGAATAATTAACCTTTTAAACCTTTGCGTTTCGAAAAGATCGCAATTAAAAGAGTAGCCAGCATCGCGGAAAATTCGCCGGATATAGTCATAAACATAAAGGGCCGGTTTAAATGTCGGTTTAAATTGCCAGTCATGTTTATTAACTGAACCGGTGCCGTAATCAATTAAAGGATATAACACGCCCGTACCCGGTGCCGTCTGCCAGTTCGTCCAAGATTGGTCAACACTTGCCCACGTCCACGGTTTCAGATAGTCATCCGTTTCCCAACTCCAATCCAACTCATTTAGCTTCTTTGCGCCTACTATATTAACAAAGCCGGACAACTCACCAAACAAAGCTACCTCATATTCATAGCGTCCGTTATCTTCAATAACGCGAAGCAACCGAAGCACACCCTTAAGCACTTGCATACCATCGGCAAACACAATACAGTCCGCACCTTTTGCCGCGTTGTAATTGGCTCCAAAATTTGAAACTAAATCGCTATAATTATTAGCCGATGAGGGCATGAACGCCGTGCCAAACGCTTTATTATTGCGGGCTGTGCCGGGTAAAATAAGGGTCTTGCTGAAAGACGTTGACCGCTCCCCCGGCTCTCGAATATCGTCGACGGCATAAGTGATCAACGTGCTAAAACCCTTATCAACGTCAAGAGGTTGCCCCTCCATGTATAGTTCAATCATTTGTATTGTGCATTTAGGGTCATGCCAAATTCAAGGTCAAGGGACAGCGAAGTAAAGCGGTCGTTTACATATTTGCGCTCCTCATAGTTGGTATTCGTAATCGTCACGGGGTACATGTAACCATCTTTTTCCAAATACACTTCCGGGCTAACTACCAGTTGCCGTAACCATGTGTACTCCGCATCCGTCAATAGGTCGGTAGTTACTCGCAATTTTTCCCGGTAGTTTGTGGCATAGGTAGGCTGCGGGTTATTTACTACATTGTTTTCAGAGAATACTAAAGACGTTACCCCCATTTTAGTAACGACTTCGTAGTTCTTTTGGCTGTATGTTTTGCGGGTAATATCTTCCGTCTTTCGCGAAAGTTTTCTGAAAGGAACCGTTTCATAGCCACCGTATTGATTGAAAAAATGGATTAGGTAGGGCGTATGTATTTTTTCGCATACCAATTCAAAAAAATATACTTTATTGTTTACTCCTACAAATTGCAAAGAATACCCCCAATGGGTTGCAGGGTTAATATCATTGCCATCCCAATAAGCGTTAATGACCGAAGGGGCACAATTAAAAACAACCATTTCAGGCGTTCCTAATCCTAAAATAATACTTTCGTCCGTAATTACGGACATATCTTTTTTATAGACTTTTAATTTTACTGTGGTATCAAATAAATCAAAGTTGAAAAACGGGATAAAAAAGCGCGGGTCTTCAAACCTAACCTTAGATAAAGTAGGCCGATCGGATGCGACATTATTTTGATATGCGTTAATTACGGGTGTGCCGTTTACAGGCTGACCCGTGTAGGTATTGTAATAAATAGCCGTTTGATCGGTTATATTGGGGTAAACAGTATATCCGTACTCTTCGCCCGCTTTTACTGTCACAGATAACAAAAACGCCCCATCGCTAATGTTCATCGCCTGAAAGTCATTCAGCGGCGAAAGCTGGCAGCTAATGTAGTTTCGAATGACCGGGCTAATATCGAATATCCCTAGCTTATCCGTAGGCCGTGGAACTGTTTTCAGCCGTTGCACTAAATTCCCGTCGATATAAATATCAAGCACGTATTTAAAATTCGGATACGTTAAAGGCGTGTCTGCCTTGCTGCTGTCTATTACCCAAATGATCGGGTTATGTATAGATGAATTAGCTTCAGTTAATGCCGTTAGAACAAAGCTCATTTTGTTACAATTTCAATAATGTTAGTTTTTAATGCCTTTCCCAATTCCTGCCGTATTCGTTTGCGCATTTCGTCGGCCGTATTTGTCCAAAAGTAGGAGGGCGAAGTACCTACCTGCTTTATCTTATTTGCCATAGCGTAGGCCGCCGAAGTTGTAGCGTCCCGCATGGATGCCCGCCGCTGATCTCTCAGCGAAGCCTGTCGGGAACTGTTTTCACGCGCCCTACCTTTCAGCCCCTCTCTTAGCATCCAATCCCGGATGGCCAGCATCATTTTTTGTCCGGCTGGAGTGCGTTTGAATTGATACGGTGAGTTCGGTGCCTTGTTCGCTTCTTTCCATCCCTTTACACCTTTGTCAACGAATTGATAGTAGCTATTTAATTTGATCTCTACAAGGTAAGTTTTCCCGAATACTTGCACCTTTGAGGCGACGATCGAATCCGAAAGATTGCCCGTCGATACCCGTTGGGATGCGTCTAAGTTTGTCCGGGCTAGTTCTATCCACTCGAAAGCCAAACGCGCTAAAGCATCCTCGACGGAAGAAAGGCTTAGCACTTCGCTCATCCCGGCGCGTTCATTCCCTACTAGATCGAGAAAACCACTAGTAACGGCCTCTGTTGCCCCCTGTGATATGCTTCTTCGCATCTGCTGCTAACTTTTCGTTTTTCGCTTTGATAAAATCTAAATAGCTAAAAGCTTGAGCCGTTGACATATTCCACACCTCTTCCGGGTCGATACCTCTTTCCTCCGCAATTAGCTTCGCATTGTACTGCCATCCATACCTATCATGGAAAGGGTCGATATTTTCCAGCATCTCCCTTGCTTCTTCTTCGGTTTCAGGCAAGTAAAGCAGCCCTTTCCACCGTGCATGAAAGCGGGCAATCGATACCATGAACGATACCACATACACATAAAGTTTGAGAAACGGCGCATCCAGCAGCATATTAGCCCGCCTTTCATGTTCACGGCCCCAATCTTCACCGGATGGATTAGGGCGCAATCTAAACCAATCAAACGGCTGTAAAATCGAAGCCCCCAATAAGTGCAAACGTTCAATAGGAACGGCCCCTATTTCGTCTGATTTTAAAAAGGTCATAGCTTCGCAATACTGTCCGAAGCGCATCCGGCCAATGTCGAAAATGGGAATAAATCGACGGCCATTGATCTTTAAACTTGCCCGCGGTTCCACTTTTGGGATCGACAGCATAAAGGGGTACACTTTCGCTGCCAGCTTACTAAATTTTTTAGTTGGCATGTTATCGACCTGCGAAAGGGTCTTATTGTGCAAAAGGGCCACTAAGGACACGAGCTTATCAACTTCGTCCTCAGGCCCCTGCAAAATAGCAGAAATGTGCTGATATTGCCTTACTGTTAATGTCCGCCAATTGAGCATAAATTATAGTGTGCTCTTTGGCGGGTTTGGCTTTATTGCACCCCAATCCCAAAGGCGCGGCTTTCGTCCGTAGCCGCTATAAGGGTTTCAATCGTTGCCGGGAGTTCCGAGATATTGGAAAACTCATTCACGTGAAAAAAGTATGTGTGCCATGAATTAGAGCTGTAAAAGGTAAGGCACAGCCCATCGACTGACATTAGCCACCACTCGCCGCCCCTAGGCAATAGCTTAGCTACATCCGATAAGCTCAAGTCATTCACTAGATATAACTGTAAGTGCCGCTATATTTTCCCACTTTCCGGTAAAGATCGTAAGCCATTGCTAAAGCGCACACGCAGTCATCATGCAGCCCCGGCGGAGCGGTGTACCTTACCCCTGTCCGCGTGTACTCATATTCAAAATTCTCCAGTTCGGTTACAATTGGCCCCGCCGGAAATGTCACCTCCCTTTTTTGGATAGCCACAGCCAGCCCCTCCATTATTTGCTGCTTGCTTTGAGCCGTGAACTTAAACAGTTCCACCGGGCGAAGGCGGGCAATATCTTCCCCGATCGGGTCACCTACACCAGTCGAATCTATCGCAATAGAAACAGCGGGCAAATCCAATATCTTACGGGTGGTGCTTCGCCAATCCATCTGAAACCGATCAAAATGGCAAACGGAGCCGTTTTTATCAAGGCCGATAATTACAGTAAAGTCAAAGGACTTCGCTAAGTCCACCCCAAAACAAACGGCGGGTAAATTGGAAAGCGGGTATGTGCATTGTTGGATATACGCATGCCCGAACGGGTTGGCAACGTTGTCGTTAAATTCTGCTAGATATTCCTGACTAAACGCCAATTCTGGAAGATCATGCCGCGCATCTTCAATCTCTTCCGGGTCAATGTACGGGTTAGTGCTTGTGGGCATCTGCCATGCCGCCCATCGTGCATCGTCGTTCGCCTTGTTGAAAAAGCGGAAAAAATCATTCTTCCCCTTTGGCGTTGACATAAACCAGCCGTCCCCCTTTAAATCGGTTAGGGTCGGACGGATAGCCTCATTCCAACGTTTTAATAGGTCTTTGGTAAATGCAGCCTCATCGACAATAACCCGTTTGTATTTCCGCGAACGGCCGGCCAATTCATTCTCCAGCGTCCAAAACTCTATCCGCCCCCCGGTAATTAGTTCTATAAACTGATGCTCATTCTTTCGGGCAATTAACGGACTTAATGCCGTTACGCATTCGGTATAGGTGCCGTCTAATAGCTTGTAGGTAGGCGTAAAATATCCCGCCGGATAACCACCTAGGGCCATCTCTGCCAGCAGATTAACGGCTAGGGCTGACTTGCCAAATCGGCGACCACAGCACAAAACATTAAAGCGGCGTGCCTCATTTAGCACCCGCTCCTGTCCCGCATGGGGTCTGTTAAGTGTTATGTTAATTTCCCTGCTCACCTGAAACTTGATCTACCCACTCTTGCAGTTCGGCTACTTTTTTTGTAGAATAATTAATTCTTTCTTCAATATCTGCAAGCTCTTCCTTTGCTTTTAACAGATTCTTTATCATTTGTTTATGAAATTGTATCTGCTCTTTTATAGTGTTAATTGCCTCAATTGGAACTTTTGTTTTTTTCATGTGTTTTGTTTTATTCGTCATTAGGCTTCGGTTTGTCTGAATAGCTTACCACAACCTTAACCTCTTTGCTTCCAGTTTCTTCAGTCTGCTCTTTCAGGTTGTTAAGGCGTTGCGTAATGGACGGGTTGTAAATGCCAGCCATGCCGCCTTCGATCTGATCGGCTTGCCTTTCTTCGATTATACGCGAACAGATACTACGATACTCTTCGTAGGCGTTGTCCGGATTAGTAAAGTAATGGTGAACAGTAACTTTAAATTTTTCGGCGCAAAAGCTTAAAAACCGTTGGTGAGTTAGGGGTCTTTCTTTCAGCCGATACACTTCCTGTCCATCTTTCCCTACAAAATCATGCACTTTGATCGGGTTATCTTTTACCCATTTTTTGTATGCCTCCCAATACTCCCAAAGCTTTTCGGGTGATTCAATGTATTTTCTCTTTCCCATAGGTTACGTTTCTTCATCCGGGTTTAATGCGCTTCGCAAAATTAGTGCGGCTGCAAATAGTGCCGAAATACTACATATAATTAGTTCTGCCATTGTTTCGGTTTCCGTCCGCGCTTAGGTTTGTTTTCAGGCTCTGTTAACGGTTCTTCGGTTGGCTCAATAGCGTCTAAACAGTCCGGGAACGGTAGTTCTTTCAAATTGTCAATGTGGTTAAAAAGTGGCAAAAGCAGGTCGTCGATAAAACAGACCGGGCAAAATAAATCTACTGCAATTCGCCTATCTATTTCGTCGCGGTAGATGCTTTCGAGTTGCCGCCGATCTTCAATAGATATGTGTGGGATAGTCTGAATTGCGCGGTATTCTTCGACTTTTTGTCGAAACCGTTCGCAAAATGCAAGGTTTTCGGGTTTCATTTTAGTAGTTTTTCGTTTAACATGATGCCGGTTATCATACCCCCTGCCATGATATACGGTATGTAAATAAGGGGCAAACCGGATAAAATGGTTAGTGGTATGGTTAACCAGCCGGAAAGACACGGGACGCATCCAAACGGCTTTTTAGGCAGGTTTAGCCTATAATGCCATTGCAGGACATTTACAAGGGCAAAAGATAGGCAGGCGGATAATATCAGTATGGCTAGTGTCATTCGTTCGGCGAAATTCGCATCATTTTTTTTATTAGTTCCCGGCCCTTATTTAGTCCGTCCTGAACCGTTGACCGTGGAAGGCCAATTTGGCGGGCTAGTTCCCGGTCGCTTTTGCACTTTGATCTAAGCTTTAAAAGCTCTGCATAGTACCAGTATAGGGCTTCCACACGTTCGCTGCAATCCATTGCCGCTAATTCGTAGGCTTCATCCGAAGTGAATGCGTAAGGCGTTCGGCCCCGGCTTAGCAGTTCGTCCGTTGATTCGATGCCACTTTGTAGGCCGTAGTGTTTGTGGAAGGCGTGCTTCGGGTTGTATCTGATGTTAAATACCATCCGGGCCACATAGTGCCTTAAACTGCCTCTTTCGTGAAGGTCTGCCAGCCATCCGGGCGACTTTCTTTCCCGGTTTAATAACTCCTCGAAAACATACTGCTTCGCGTCCTCCCGGATTGATGGCGGCAAATACTCCATCAGTTCGCACACTTCGCGCGAACAATATAGGTCAGTAATTATTTTTTCAAAGGTTAGCAACGGTCGCGGCGTTGCGTAAAAATAAAACTACTTATGCTTTATCGGGTGTCAATTTATTACTAACATATTCGCCAATTAGTTCGGCTACCGTTCTGCATCCGTTTGCACCCCTTGCCCGTAATAAGTGAGTGCAAATAGTGTTCGGTGACTTGTCTAGTTGTTTACTGATTTCTTTTTGTGTAAATCCCTCTGAAAGTAGTTCAACTATTTGCTTTTGCGTTTTGCTTAGTTTCATTTTAGTTTTTCATTTACTTTATCGTGTAATAAAATAGCCGCAATTGCTTTTGCGCTGTCCATAGTATTTGTCGAAAATCTATAGCTGCCATTTTCGTAAAGCCTGTATTTCCCTTCCCGGTAGTAAATACGGTAGCCATACTGATCGGACGTTTCGTTATTGCCTTTATCTTTCCATTTTTGCTGAAGTTCGTCCGGAATATCTATTGTCATCCCTTTACCATTTTAATTTTTTTTCGTAAGCTGTCCAAACGGTTTAAGTAGTCCGCTTTTGCTTTTTCCGGGCATGTTCCTTTGGGATGCTTGCCGGGTCGATCTTACGGGTAGCATATACTTTTGGGGTGATCTTTGGCGGTTTAGTGTTAATAGTAATTGGCCGCGGTTTATGTACCGTCACGGTAATTTTAGGGGCTTTCTCCGGTTTAGGTTGCTTTTCGGGCTTGGCCGCCTTAATAACCTTGCTCGGTTTGTTTGTCTTGCTTTTCGCGTTGTTCCACTTTACATACCAGTTTTCTAAATCAAAATTGAAATAGTCCCCGTCCTTCGGATAGGCGGCGGCGCATTGCGGCACCGGCTTCCCCGCCTGCTCAAATAGGTAGTTAATGTACTTTTTCCTTAACCTCGATGAAAGAAAGATATACCGGCATAGGATTCCTTTTTTGTCGACAATATCTTTAAAGTAGGGGTAGCTGTCCGCTCCCTTTGGGCGTTTCAGATTAGCCTTAATTTGTTCCGGTGTCCTCTTTAGACCCATTCGCATAAAGTACGAGCGTGCCGTTTCAGGGCCTACGCCTAATTGCTCTGCCATTTTTCGAAATGGCAAACCGGAATTTTCGCGGATCCAGTCCATCTGCTCCGGGGTCAGCTTTTTACGTGCTTCTGCAAATTGTTCGCGGGTGCGGTTAAACCTCAACTTTCTGATCTTATTGCATAGGCTGTCTACTGTAATCCCTAATTTTTCTGCCAACTCTTTTCGGGGCGCGTCTAGGTTTTCAGATATTATCTTAATCTGTTCAGCTGTAAACCGCTTTTGCGGTTGCGTTAATCCCATGCGCCCTATTCGGTTATTTAATCCGGCGTGCGAAATTCCTAGCTTTTTTGCCAGCTCTTTTCGGGGCATATCTAAGTTTTGCCGGACAAATTCAATCTCTTCGGGAGTTAGTTGTTTAAAGCTCATGTGTATTGTGTTTAAAGTTCAATTTCTAATTCTTCGCCGGTCAACGCGAAATAAATGTTTTGCAGCTCGTGAAGGTAGTTGATCTTTTTCAGCGCACTATATACATTGAACCCGTAGCCTTTAAATTTTACCTTTCCCAATATTTCAGGCGTTATCTCTATTGGTTCAATTGTTTTAATGTGCCTAGGGAAACGGTCGTTAATTGAGGATATATAGTACTCGTTATTTTCTCCGCTATCCTGTTCTAATCTGATAATTTCCCCTACTTGTTCGGGGCCTGTAAATGGGAACTTTACCCAGTTACCTATCCTTAATTCATTTGCTTTTATCATGTGTATTTTATTTTACTACCCGGTACTGCCGGGTGCTGGTTATGCGTAAAGCGGCGCGTTACCTGCAAGCACTACTGACCTCCATCAAATAAAGTTCCGTTAAAAAAACTTTTATTAAAATCTGCCATTGCACTTTTTTTAGATACTTTCATATTGTCAATTAATGCAAAGTTAATGTTTGGCTTTCTTGCCCAATCATCATTATTGTCAATAGGTCGTTCTTTTGGTACTAAAATTGGACTTGCATAAACCTTGACATTTTTGAGATTATGCTTTTCAATTAACTCGTCTTGCCTACCTCCATAACTTGCAGTCAATACTAAATTTTCGGGTATATCATTTATTCTATTTACCCAATATTGTAGCGATTTTGTATAGGCCCACATTTCAATTGTTGGGTTATCTTTTGCAAGTTGCACCCACATATCAAAGTATTGTTGGTTAAAAAAATCGCCAGCAGCGTGTATTCGTATTGCCTTACAATCTTTTGGTATTATTGGAACGCCACCATTTTTAACCAAATCAAAATTTTTCCACCTGTGTTCTCTTACAGCGGGGAACCTTTCAGGGCTTGCAGCGTAGCACCTATACTGCCCTTTTTTTACGTCAAATTTACCCGTTAATCTATCAACGGTTACTTTACATTCTAAGGCAAACGGACAGCTACTGCCTGTGGGTAAGTTCCATTCATACACAATTCCTGTGTAATATTTTTTGTTTTTAATAAATTTTCCTTTGCTCATTTTAATAAAAGTTTTTTGTTTGTATTTCAAATTAAGTTCCTGCTGAAATTACCGTGCCAGCATGTAACGCGGGTTCGGCGCAATTTCCCCAATGCACAAGCCGACACTCAACCGCGCCAAGCCCGAAAACGTTGGGCGCAATACTAAGACCGAACCGCATTTAATTCGTGTTTAGCCATTTCAAGACCTTTTACAACTGCTGACATTACCATATTTAAATCTGTTCCGCTAAACACCTGCCATCCTCCTTGTTTGTTAAATATGGCTTGATTATCCTTAAAATCTTCCGTCAGGCATTTGACTATTTTCTTTTTTATTAAATTTCGTTCTTTGTTTGTTATTTTTTACTACCCGGTTCCGCCGGGTGCGGGTTTAGTAAAGCGGCGCGTTAGCTGCTATTTTGCGACAACTCCGCAACCTTAGATTTTACCATTGGCCTTATGACTTCCACCCATTCGACACGGACACGAAAAGCAATTGTTTTGGTTTGGTAGTTTGCCTTTTTGCGACCTGAGCCGACACGCTTCCCTCCTTTAGTATTTTGCTTCATTTACCCAATGGTTTAAATCGTTTTCATTACAGGTTGCACCGTGAGCCTTTGCAAACAAAATCATATCTTCAACGGTAAATCTTCCATCTTTTAATCTATCAAGTTTTATAGCCTGTTCAATCATTCTTAAAACTTTGTTTTCATTATATTGATTTAAACCACCATACCCGCCATCTGGCAGGTATTGGTATATTATGTCTTTGTTGCTTTTCATAACTCAATTGTTACCCAGTCATTTTTTAAATAGTAATATTTGCATCCAAAAAATTCATCAGCTAAGACAAGCGATAAAGTTGATATTACTTCTTTTGTTTCTCCTGTTTTTGTGTTTTTGTAAGTGTACATTTTGTTTTGTTTTAATTGTTAATGATGGTACAAATATATAACCTATTTTGATAACTGCAAACTTTTTTCAAAGATATTTTAAAATTATTTTCTAAAGTGCTGAAAATCAGATGGAATAACAGCAGCTAACACGCAATTTGCAAAATAAAAGCCATCAAGTGTAGTGCTAAAATTGAATGGTAGTGCAAGGATTTTACTTCGCCGCCGGGTGCGGGTTATGCGTAAAGCGGTGCGTTAGTGGCAAGTGCTACATTATCGTTCCTAATTGAGCTTTTAAACATTGTGTCATTAGAATTGAACTGTCATCACCTTCTAAAATGCAACCATTACTTCTTTCTACTCTGCAAAATTGTAAGTCGAGTTTATATCGTTGGCTTCTCCAATCAAAGTAGATTGCATTTTCTTTATCCAAGTCAATGTTTTTCATTTGTTCAGGGTAAGGTAACGCCCTGTTTAAAAGTTCAATTCCTTTACCTTTCGTTGTTATTAGCATTTTCGTTTAATTTACCGCACCAGCCACTAACAGCGGTTTGATGCTATTATTTTGCCTATTGAATTTATCTAGGCTTGAAATATCTGCAAGGCAAAATAACAGACATCAAGCCGCAAACCGTTATGCGTAATGTGGCTACTTTTCGTTTTCATTTGACAGTTCGGTGGAAGAAAAATTTAAAATAGCCCCACCCGCTTCAACTTTTTCAAATTTGTTAGGTTTTTCAATGTAATGCTTTGGGTATGGCATTTCTTTTAACAAACAGTCTTTTATTCTTCTTTGATGAATAAAATAGATATATCTAAATTGCCTTAAACTTTCTTTTTTTAACTCGTCTTTCCTTGCTCTTATTTTCTCATATAATGGTCTTTTATCAGCGTGATGGGTTAATGCTATTTTATGCACATATTCACCATCTAAGCTATAAAAATCAGATGTATGTTCACCGTAATATCTAAAATTTGCCGCTTGATAAACTATGCCTAAACCACCACATCTTTCATCAGCAAAAGATTGTATCCATTGTATTTTTTTGTGTTTACCTTTTATGTATTTTATTGAGTAGCTTAGTGCCTTACTTTCAGTATTTCGCCCGGCTTTATCGTCAATCCACATTCTATTTAATTCTAAATGCTCATATATGCCAGTATCTTTTACAATATTTTTTGCACTTGCTGGGTTCATTGCAAAACCATATTGTAGCGTTCCCAAAAGCTCCCCATTTATGTAAATTCCTAAATAAATATAGGTAGTAGCAAATCCGGCTACTTTTTTACTGTAATGATTTTTAATTATCATATCATTTGAAATATGCTTATCCATTTCTTTTACATAAAATTCTGGTTCTCCAAATCCTATTATTTCTTTTGCCCCAAACATTGACAGTTGGTCGCTGTATATGTAATCTTTTTTTGCCATCGCTGCTATTTTAAATTTTTCTTTTCATGTTCAAATTTAAGTTTTGTGCTAATTAACCGCCACACATACGCATAACACGGGTTTTGCGTAAAGCGGCGTGTTATAAGCAAGCTGCTACGTTCCTGCTCCGAATGAAAGTTCCCCATTGTTCAGCCATAGCTTTTGCCACCCCGCTGAAAGTTTTTGAGCTTTCCTTTTGGCTAATGTTTACAAATTGGTATTTCTGTCCTCGTTTCTTACCTCCTGTATTGCTCGGCAAATACGGCTTATAGTTGCTTTTAATATCAGTAGGCTTTAATAGTGGCAAATTTTTCAACCATAATAAAGTTCGCTTACTAAATTCGTGTCCATATTCGTAGGGCTGTATTGCTTGGCTTTGTTTTGGTAATCCTACTACTTTTAATGGTGTTGGATTCTCAACCGCAATATATTCAATCGGTGCGTTTAGTAGTTCCAAAAACATAGCCTTCGCTTCCATTGCTTTTGCAAATCTATCTTGGCACAAATTACCTGCCGTTGGGTACATCCATCTTGCTCCAGCCCTACTCATATAAGTGCAAGGTGGGTGTGCAATCATCATATCATATTTGCCACTATAAGCCTCCTTTACCGCATCTCCTACAATATGCCATTCAGGTTTACCGCCACTACATTCTTGTAATGTCGCAACTATAAGCCTCAAATCCTAATTCTCGGAAAGCTCTGCAAACTTCTTGGCTCTCCTCACAAGCTATTAATATTTTCATTTCAATTTAAGTTTTTCGTTAATAATCCGCAGCCAGCTTATAACAGCGGTTTTGTGCAAGCCGCTTGACCGCTCAATGCCAACGCTTCGCAGCCTGACACAAAGCCGCCAAACGCTATAAGTAATAGCGCAGGTACATCTTCCGCAGCCAACCTACCTTTCAGGGGTGGCAGGCAATACCTAAGTGCGTTCTTCTCTTTCGAGTGCGCTACTACCTTTTAACATTAGCTAAAACACAATAGGCAGGCGCGGCGCAGCCTTTTAACTTTCAGCCTATTTTCGCCGTTTTCTAAACTTGCAAGTCATACCATTTAACCGATCGCGTTTAGCCCAATTATTTTTCATGTGTGCTTATTTTTTGTTTTTAACAATTTAATATACTTTGTTTTTAAAATTGAACAGCGACTATTGTGCTAATACAAACTCAGTTATACCATCAATGTTAGAATTTGATAAATTAAGCGTTGTTACCTCCCTCATTCCTGTGCTATCTACTACATAAAATTTAAAGTTAGACCCCGACTTTCGATAAATCTTCGACTTCGGATAAACACGCTTAACATTATCTAGGCACTTTTTTTCGTCTAACGCATCATTGCAAGATGACAAAACAACCGTTGCCATTGCATACCCGACAATAGCGGTTATTGTGCTAATTTTTACTTTTTTCATGTGTGCTTATTTTTTGTTTGTAGTGTTCAATAATCTGTTCTAGCTCTTCGCGTGTCCATTTGTAGACTTTGTTTGCCATGTAGTCTGCTTCCAACCGGTTTACTTCGGCCTCTCCGATCTTTTTTATTAGGTTCAATCGGTAAGCTATCTGGTTCCCGTGTAAGTGGCAGTTACAGTAAGAACATTGTAAATGTATGTTACTTTCTTTGAACCGCAAAAAAGAACTTTGATTTACCGCGATAAAGTGTCCCGCTTGATTGGCCTTGTCCGATCCGCACGATATACACGGCTTTCCCGCGTCCCGTAGTCGTATGTACTTATTACACAATTCCTGTGCCTTTGCTTTCAGCTTTGGGATCGGCACGACCTTAGTGGCTTTCTTTTTCATTTTCATCGGTTTTTATCATTGCCTTTGCCAGCTCTAAAGCGCGGTCATAATTCGTTGTTGTAAATCCATTTACGCCCCATTCGAAAGCCGAAGGGTAAACCTCGCAGGCAGGGTCTTTCTCAAAATTCCCTTCATTATTTTTTTGCTTAATTCTTACAACCTCATAGCATTCCCTGACCCCGTCCAATATGACCTCATAAATTCTTATTCTTCCCTCTTTGAAAAGCATCTTGTAAGTAAATCCGTTTTTTTCGAATTGTTCAGGAACCTTTTTCATGTTTTTGAGTTTTTGATTTTAAGGCCGTTTTTAGGCCGTCTTTTTTATTTTTAATATCAACACATTACTAATGACATTTAAGGCGAAATTTGAGCCTATAAATAGCCTTAAAACGGATCTGGAGCATTTGCCACATACTGACGCGTTTCAGGATTAAAGATAAACGAGGTATAACCAACCTTCCCGAGCCAGCTCCATTTTACCTTTTGGACATAGACAATGACCTCCCCGGTTTCAAAGTCGCGCCACACGCACAGCCCGTTGTGTGTTTTGTTAAAAAAGTGCGCCGAGCCGGAAATACTGTAAAGCGTCGGAACCTCGTATTTGCCTGTGCTTTTGTCCTTTTGAATTTTTGTCGGATGCGCAATTAGGAACACATGCAGGTTGTATTTCGTCAGGAAATTTATCAACTTGGTAAGCGTCTCGCTGACATACTGAGTCTCAGAATAGCCCGGCGGTATCTTGTGCTCCAAACAGTTCCACGGGTTAATAATCGCACCACGGATGCCATGCCTTAACACCAATTCCCGAAGCTTGTCGATTATTCCATCCATTGTAACCTCAACGGTGTTCACGTTGACAAAGTGAAAATGCCTGTCCACCATGATTACCGACCATTCAAACTCCGCTGTACTCATTCGATTATCCGGGTTTTTCCGAAAACCAAACGCCTTCCCGGCCAGCTTCTCCTGCAACTTTGTTACCGTAACCTGTGGCGGCTCCTCCATGCCAACTACACCCCAGGTCCACCCGTGCAACTTTGTGAGCTGACACATCACGTAATTCGTAAACTCATCCTTTCCGCTTCCGGGAATACCCGTTACCATTGTCAATTGACCGCCCCGAAAGGTTATCAACTGATCTAATCCGGCAATACCAGCGGCGTCTCCTTTCGGGTATCCGTTCAAAAAATAATCGCAGACGGTGTCGTACATCTCATCCATCGTAACCACACCCTCCAGCGGCCACAATTGCGCCCCGTCGATCATGGACTTTACCGCGCCCGGCCCGTGCTTCATTAGCACCTCGTTCGCGTCTTTGCATCCTTCGGGATAAGCAACGGTATAGCACCGCTCTTTTCCCAATCGGCGGGCTAGCTCCTGCTTTAGTGCTTCTCCGGGTTCGTCATTGTCAACGCACAAAACGATTTTCTCCGCGCTCTCAAATGACTGCCAGCAATTGTCTAAGTACTCCAGCTTTTGGTTTCCCTTACTTGCACCGTTCGGAACAGATACCACCGGGTAAACCTTCGCCTCATACAGGCTTAGAGCGTCTATTTCGCCTTCAACAATAACTACCGTCTTTTCGTTTTCGATCGCGGGCAGGTTGTAAAAAACTAACTCTGCATCCTTTGCCAGTTTAAACGACTTTTCCGGCCCCCGAAATTTTATGTTTACCAATTCCGCGCCCCGGTAGTAGTTGAAACAGATTACGGGCACTTCTTTGCCGTGCTGTGGCATCCATTCGACCGCTTCGGTCACGTTGAACCGTAGTAGCGTGTTGTTGCTAATTCCACGGGATTCAAAAAAAGCCATCGCCTTTGCGCCTAACTTTTCCAACCTAGCCACGGGCTTAACGTACTCTTTTTTCGGCCCCGTCTTTGGGAGTGCTCCAGTCCAGCCGCAATTGTGGCAGTTCCACACGCCCTCCGAAACATTTACCGACAAATCTTTACTGTTTCGATTTTTTGGGCTACGGTTGTGCGGAGTGCATTGCGGGCAGATTGTCTTTACGTTCCCGGTCGCCCCGTGTGGAACTTTTATCCCGTAATTGTGAAAACTCATAAAATCATTCTTTTCGGCTGTGCCCGGTTTTCGTCCTTGAACCAAACCCCGACCATTTTTTGTTTCCAGTTTTTTACCGGTTTCCCGTCACGGTCTTTCCATTCGTTCGCGTTGTAGTACTCCCATGCTTTTCGCCCTGCTGATTCCGAAAATCCTTTTTCAGTAAAAAAATTTGCCACTTCATCAATTGTGGGCGGTGTATATTTTCTTTCTTTTATTTCTTTTCTTTCTTTTATTTCTTTTTCTTTTCTTTCCTTTATAGCATTGCACGCTGCATTGCAGTCTGCATTACTGTCTGCAATGCAGTCTGCATTGCTAACTGCATTGCAGTCTGCATTGCTGTGTGCATTGCTCCATCTGTTAAGGGCTTTACTCCTCGCCAAATTGGCTTTTTCTAATCTTTTCCCCATCCGCCTATTTACAGATTCAGACAAAAAATGCGTTTCGTTTGTTTCGAATAACCCGGATTTTTCAACGATATAACGTATCAGTTCTTCCGATACTTTTAACTCTTCCGCAATTAGGTCAAGGTCTGACAGTTCTATACTTCCGCCTTCTTCGTAAAGCATCTCAATAAGGCACCAATAAGCACCGACCCCGGCCATGCCGTATTTCCGGCGTAATTTCAGTAACTTAATATCGTTCCGGGCGTTGTAATCGTGCGAAAAGTAGTTTGCTTCTTTTGCCATGTTTAAAATTTAAAGCCCACCGCCGAAGCGGCGGGCCTGTTAATTAATGCCGTGTCGGCTGTTTTTTTCTATCCGATCTAGTAGCCGGGTTTGCGCTTTCTGCCATTCAACCTGTGGCAGCGGATGCCTGCAAACCGATTCCCGGTAGCTGTAATCCTCTGACAGATTGCCCGGCAAAAGCTGGTAAAATGTGCCGTCTTTTGTAAGCTGCTCCATTCTTACCATTCCAAAAGCGTCACGGGTTACGCGGTAGTAAAATGTCAAACCGTCCGTGAAATAATCGGTAGTTGGCAAACATTCTAACATTTCATTTGCTTTTAACTATTCCGAACAACTACGGGGTTATTCGTATATGTTCCCTTTAAAATTTGTTGCGCCGCCTCTTCCAGTTGGTTCCTTTGCTCTTGTGTCATTAAAATCATTGCATCCTGCACGGATTCAAAAGCTAAGGTTTCATAGGTTTTCACTTCGCGTTTAAAAATTTCCGCACTTTCCGGCGTCAAATCAGTAACCATGTTATCGGTCATCCATTCGCACCGGCGGACATAGTCTTTAAAAAACCGGCGTGACCGGGCCGATACTTTGTTATTTAGTGCAATACTTTCGAAATGATGTTTGGCGTTGGCAAGATTGTAGAATGCCTTTGCAAGGCTGTAAGTTTCTGTTTTTAATGGAATGCTCATTTTTTTGTTTTTTGGTTAAAATAACTTTCAGGCTCATTCGGGTCAGGTATGTAAATGTGAAACTCTTCCGCGCCTATTATTTGTATCTGTAATATGTACTCACTACGCTGGTCATCTGTTAGCTCCGCTGTCGATGGAATGCCGATCTTTTGCTTGCACCATTCGTGCACATCGCATAGGCTTTTTATTCCCGATTCGCGCTCCATTAATAGCGGTAGTAGCATCGGATATACCACACCGCGTAGATACCTGTATTGCTTTGCTTTTCGTGTCACTTCGGTAGGGTTACGCGGTAAGTTGATTTACTTGTTTTCGCCGGGCCGATTAGCGTTTCCCCGGTTTCTTCATCGACTAGCATTTTCCCCGGTTCAATCCTTTGCAGCCGCTTTTCAAGTTCCTTTCGCGCTTCAATTGCCCGCTCTGCTTCGATATTTAGGCGCACCCATTCCGGGTTATTAGAATAGTCATAAGTAGTACCGGCTTCCACTAGTTCAACCTTTGCCCCTGTGGCTGTTGTAATCTGCTTACCATGTGGCGCAATTTCAGCCCGCACCGCTTCGACATATTCCGGGCGCGCCTTCATCTCTTTGATTAAGTTTTCCATGCCCGCAATAGCTTCTGCAATTTGCAAGGCCCCGCCTTCGTCCATGATCTTATTAACTGCATCCGATACTACACGGCTAATCTCTGTTTTTGTAAGGCCCGAAATAAACGGGGCTAGTGGTTTGTTTGTCATGTGTACTGCCATATTTGAGGGTTAAAAAATGCTTCTACGTGTGCCCTTCAGTTGCCCGCCGCAATTAGCTTTTCTTCGGTTGATTTTGCAAGGCGGTACTTTGCTTTTATCTGTGCAATAGTAACTGTTTTTTCTGCAATAGCTTTTAGTGCTTTTTCAAACGCTTCACTATTTTCATTTAGCCACGGTTTTTCAGGTTGTTTTTGCGGCGGTGTACTTGCCGCGTTCGCGTCGTCGTCGTCGTCGATATTAAGGGCAAGGATAGCTCCCAAAGCATAACGCCGCTGGTATGTCATAGCTGATCCCCGGCCCTGTGGGTCGTCCTTTACCGGCTTCATCTCATAGCTTGCCTCCAGCCATTCGCCGGAAACATGAATAAGGCGTGTCGTAAGTACGTTTTGGCCTTCGGGAAATTGAACAACTGAAAGGCCCGACTTTGTTAGTGGTTCCTGAATAGCTTCAAGTATATTGGATAGCGAAGCGTAACGGTTTTTAAAGTGCGGGTTTACGCTGTCCTTCGAAATTTTCCCAACCTCCCTGTGAAAAGCCACAAGGGCCGTACTGATCTCTTTGATTGTTTCGCTCGTTGTCATGTGTTTTTGATTTTAAATAGAGTTCATAAAAGTAGTCTGCATCTTCGCCGATATTCTGATCTCTGATCTCATCGGCATAGTGTGTTTTTAGTTTGCCCATGTTAATTACGTTGAATAGATAGATCGCTGTATTTTTCACGAAAAAATTCGGTTAACTCATCGCGGTAAGATTCGACATATTCTTTGATTGCCCGGTTTTGAATGCGCCCAAAACTAAACCTATCCCAAATAATCGGCCCTACTTCAATATCAAATAGATCATCCATAGCGGTAAGGTTGCAATTTGCGTAAAGGTTTACTAATCCAACCTCTTCAATTTGTACGGTTATTTCTGTCATTTTTTAAGGTTTTAAAGGGTTTTAAAAAAGCCCCCGGTAGACACCGGGCGCGTGTTCTACTGCTTATGAATACTGACATTTTCAAGACGTGCCGCCTCATTTATTAGCATTTCAAATGCTTTCGGGGACAGGACTTTCTCGAGTCCTTCGGGGCATTCTTTTGCGTCTTTTTTTAATTCGTTCACCATTTGCCGGAATAGTTCATTTGTCGGGTCTTCTTCATGCCCGGTTATTAGCTTACGGTACGGACTTAAACGGATGCTATTTAGATCGCTTATTAGTAGCTGAAAGCATAGTTCCTTTTCCCAATTAGACAAGCCGTGCGGGTCGATATTATCTAATGTTTTCCGGGCAAAAACGGCGGCCCAAAACAAAGCGGCTAATACGGCAAAGGTTAAAAAATGTTCCATTTTTAAAGGATTGAGGTTAAAGCGTTATATATAAGTTGATCTACCGTGCGTTTCCGGCGAACGCGGAAAACTGCTACCGTGTTCGGATTTTCCGGCCATTCATTCGGATGGGAAAAGTTTACGTAAGTTTCAATCTCGTTATGCGCCGGGTAAGATACTTGCTTTAGATAGAGTTCTGTAAACCCGTAGCCCTCAAACCATTCAGGCAATTGATGCTGTATGTGTGTAGTCGTATTCATAGCGGTTACAATGTTAGTTGCTGTTTGGCATATTTTTATTTTTTCGCCGGAATTTTATTTTTGCAGCAAAGTTGCAAACCGTACCGGGGCAATATCGAAAGCAGCTTAGGTATGTGCTTTTCGGACAGTTGCCGCCCGGACTTTACATTACTTAGGGTCTTAAATGGTAGGCCCGCTTCGCGTTCTAGTCGAGGTAGTGAAAGGGCGGGTCGTTCGGTAATGAATTGCCTAAATTGTTCGGTAGTCATAAAAATTCGATTTTTTCGGCTTCGATATTTTTTCGGTCGAAAATAAACAGCACCAATGTTAACCGTGCTTGTTCCCATGCCTCATTTTGATCGGCCTCTAAAAAGTATTTAATCAGATTAGTTTTTGTCACTAGGTCTGAAACTTCAAAAGTAATACCGTGTTTCCCTTCGTAGGTAATGCACACATGTACTTTCCCGTATGGGGCCGGATAGATATTAATGCCGGTTACTTTTATTTTTTTCATGATATGTATTTAAGGATTATTTCGGCTTGCTTTTCGCGGGCTGAATCGTAGGCAGCACTGGCATAAGCAGCGAAAACGGCGACATCGGCGGCATCGGCGGCGGCACGGGCAGCATAAGAGGCGGTAAGGGAAGCGGCATTGGCGGTGGCAAAGGCGGAATAGGCGGAGGCATAGTAAACGGCATCGGCGGAGGCATCGGCAGAAACATAAGCGGCATCGTAGGCGGCACGGGCTACGGCATCGGCGGAGGCATAAGCGGCGTCGGAAGCACGAATGGTACGGGCGGCATTGCCGGCGACATAGGCGGCACTAGCGGCGGCAAAAGCATCTTCTTTGCCAATAAGCCCATTCGCATAGTCGCGCGCTGCGTGAATAGCTTTGCGCGGGCGGTTATCGTTGGGGTACTGCTTTTCGTATATGTGCAATACTTGCTCTGCGAAGTCCGCAGCCATCAGCCGCCAAGTGCGGTCGTATTCCGAAGGGAAAGACCGGAAAGACCAAATACAATCCTGCACCCCGTTAATTCTAAGAATATCCCGAAGGTGTAAAGGCTCATTATCTGCCTCTGCCTTACCTAGTCCTGCCAATAGTTTTTCCCAGCCATCTTTGCAGGGGTTATGTGCTTTGATCTCGTTAAGTGTGGTTGTAAATGTTAGTGCCATGTGTTGGGGTTTTGTGGCCCCCGAAGGGGCCGGGTTAGTTAATTAGTTAGTGCTTTGTTTGCAAACCAAAGCAAAAGCATTGCCTTGTTTTCGTTCCATTGTTCCGGTGTTATACCCAATTTTTCAGCATGTGCGGCACACATTTTTACAAATTCTTGATCGTTTACAAGATTCATTCTTTTTTGAAATTCCGCCTTAATTTGTGCTTGTGTCATGTGTTTTGCGTTTTGATAAATCAAAGATAACATAAGTTACCAAACGGAAACAAATTTATTTTTGAAACATTGTTGCAAATGTTATTTAAGTAATTGATTTACACGGCAAAAAAATTTTAAAAAAAGCCCCGCCTAAATAGGCAGGGCGTTCATACACACATGAGCAAACTACTTAGTAATAATAGTATACGACGGGTAAAGATAGTTAGATCGGTTCTTTTTCTTCATCAATTCTAATTGACATAAGATGCCGCCCATTGGTTTCGGTTGGCGCCCTCTTTCGATATGGAAGCCTCCCGCCGCGTCTGCAAACTCTTCTTTGTAACAACCTGTTCTAAGATTATAGACCGTCCGCGTTTCCGGCATGTTACTGCTTGCATTTGCATTAAACCGCTCTGTTTGGGTCGGAAGCGCGTACATCTCATGTACGTGCCCCATCCAGATTGCGTCCGCGTTCTCTATATACATATTTGTCCTGCTGTGCTGCAAAATACCTTTCGTCATTTCCCCACCTCCACCAAATCCGTGGTTATAGTATATCCTATACGGCACATTCCCGTCATTCGCCTGAGCCAGTATATTAATCCAGCCCCGATACCCACCGCGCAACACGTTGACTTTATTCCGCTCATTAAAGCGCTCAACAAACCGCGTCAAAACATCCGTTTCACAGTTTTTCAATATCGCTGTTTCGTGATTCCCTTCGCCAACAAAAGCAAGAATATCCGCGTAAGGTGACAGTAGTTCTACGGTATCTTCAATAACGGCATCAATGTAGTTCGCTACGTTATGTTCCGGGCGAATGTCTTTCTTCGATCTACGCGGGTCATATTTCCCCTGCATCAGACAAAATAAATCGCCGTTAACTAAAACTTTAGCCCCTTTGTCGCGGGCCTTTTTTAAGTGTGCAAAAAATAGTTCCCGGTCACACTTTGGGTTATCAATATGAACATCTGAACAAAGGAAAAAGCTAATAGGTTCGGATTTGCCGAACTTGAACTGATAGGTTAGGTTGTTGGTTTTTGCAGCTTGCATGTTAAATGTTTGGGTATTGTCCGTTTTTGAGGCTCAACAGTTGATCGACGGTGTAGCCAAAAGTCTTTTGAAAATGTGGCATATCAGGAAACTTTTTCCAGTCGCCGCCCCACTCCCATCCGTGTTTTTTAAAGACATTAACGCACTCCATCCAATCGGCCACACGGTCGCCGTCGAAGTCTTTTAACGTGTCCCAGCTTGCCTGCTTTCCGTCAATAATTAAAGCAATGTCAACGGCCATACCGTAATTATGGTACGACCGTCCAGCGCGTGCTCTAGTTACAATCTTTCCCGGCTTTGTCCTGCCCTGTGCAAACATTTCGTTTTGTTCCGCAAACGTCCGCAAAGTGTGCGTAAATCTACACATAGCCCTACCGGTTAGGGCTGCTGAAATATCCCGATAAATGGTCAAAGCTTCGGCCCTTAGTTTGGGGTGCAAAAGCTCTATTCTTTGTAGCGTAATTTGATCTAGGTTCGCCATGTTCTAAATTTTAAAGACCCATTCCGAAAGCGTCCCAACGGTGATACCTGTTAATTCAGGTCGGCATAAACCGGGTACATGAATTATTTTATTTTAAACGCCGCTCCGATCTGATAGCTTTGGCCCCCATTGGGATTGAATAATACCGCTCCATTAAACAGCACCGGCCCTGCTGTTTTCCAATTGGCAGAAATGCCGATCGAATTGCCCGCCCGGTTGAACTGTGCCAGCGGCCCCCAATAGATTGCGCCGCGTTCTACATGTTTTGTATTTACCACCGTTGGCAGCTTCCACGTCATTGATACGTTACGGGCAATAATCCTGCCGCCTGTGGTATCTTTAATTAGCACGGTTCCCGATACCCCGGCTGTATCAAACTTAACACTATCGGAATAAACAAAAAACCGGCCCGGCAAAAGGTCGGTGTATAGTGTATCGTAAAGGGTAACGGTATCAATTACATGCTCTGTTACATTCTTTCCATCGCGGTAAACAGTTCGGTACTTGACACTTACGACCGTGTCCGGTTCCGGCCTAATCCATCCCGTACTATCTGAAACAGTCAGGTAAACAGTGTCGCGCTTAATTATTGTTCCTGATGGTTGATAAATTCCGATACCGTTGCACTTATTACACGTCACCAGCATCAAAAGGACAAGTACCAAAAGAATACAGCCCACAAATGCAGGGCTATTGAATAGCTTCTTCATGTTTGTTAATTTCAATTAGTTTTTTTAAATACTGTTTTGCCTTGTAAAGGTCGGTAATTCCGTCTTTTTGTTTGTATCGCCAAAGGTATTTTACAACGGCATACATGTAGGCCGCTTCGGCTCCCTGCAATGGCTCAACAATTGATTCTATTACGTCAAAGCATTCCAGCTTCAGCGGCCCCCGCGGGTCGTAATGGTTAGGCTTAACTTTGTCCATCCGGTTCACGTTTTAATTTTTCGCCCTGTGAGTTTTGCAAAAGTTGGCGCAAAAGCATACCGATCGCTGCAATTAGAGCCACATGCCCGGCCTGTTTCAGTTCTGCAAGCGTTGGCAGTTCCCCACTTTCGATAGTGGCTAAAATAGCCGTTAAAAAGCCGCCTACCAAAGCAGCGGCAAAACCCTCTAATAAGTCCCTGTAATTAAGGCGAAAAAATTTAGATCGCTTCATTTTCTTTTTTTAAACTGTGAATAAATCCATTTGCAAAATTGTGTCACTACAAACCCTACTACCGCCGATAAGGCAGCAGTAATAAGGGCGGCAAGTAGTCGACCGTCAAAGTTCTCCCACGGGTTAGCCGGGTTCATCTGTAGTAGATATTTTATTGATCCTCCCGCGAAGGCAAAGCATGTGCCGACGATTGATGCAGTAGGTGTGTGATGATGCTCTGCCATGTTATGAATTTTGAACCGTTAATGTAACACCGCAAAGGGTTAAACTCCCGCCGTCCAATTCTGCATTACAAGCAGCTACATTAATTTCATTTATATAAGGCAAAACAAATTCATTGCCTGCCTGTATCGCGTCATGCAGGAACTGCACCCGATTGCGTAGCCACTGAATCATATTCTCATAATTATCCTCATGGGCATGCGCTTGCATGGTATCGGGGAATGTTCCCAGCCCGAACACGTTATGAACTATCGGCAATTGAGCCTCAGTAAGTACTGGCAATATCTGCATGTTAGTTGTTTGTGAGTTCAAGAGAAATTGCGCCAATGGCCCCGGATGAAGCACTTGCATTATTTTGAATCTGAACCGAAATAATGTCACCGGCGTTTACATTTACTGTATTCACTAAGTTTGAAAACACCGCCGGTATCGAGCCTGCTGCAATTGTAATGACAAGGCTTGTATTGGCACCATTAACGCGCACGGTTACAACGAGACTTCCGGTTGCCGGTTGCGTAGTAGTGATGCGTACGTATAGATTACGTAGCACACCGGCGCGGGTTACAACTATTGCGCGTGCCGCTTCATTCGTGCTGTTAGTAGTTGTCGTTCCGGGGTCGTAGAACACCGTCGAATTAGCACTTACACCGACAAGCCCCCCGCCACCTGTGAACATAGAAAGTGTCCGCTGTTCCTGATCGTAGCGGGGAACATTAATAACGCCCGTTGAACTGTTGTAAGTTGCTGCCCCGGTTGTGCCGGTGGTGGTCATAGATAGTGCCGACCTAGCCCCGGACGTTGTTACATAGCTTTGAGCAACCACACGGGCGAATGTACTGTCACCAATTTTACGGGCATAAGCGCGGGTACTAATTGTGGTAGTATCAATTCCAGTCAGGTAGTTGCCAATAGGTTGATATGTTGCCGCCGCTGTTGCACTCCTTAAGTACGGGCTAAGCATTAAAGCCGTATCGGAGTATTTTACCCGCGCATCAATTCGTGAGGAAAGGGAAGAAGTATCGACACTTCCACCACCACCGGTAAGGCCTACCCATGAACTAGCCCGCTTAATGTAGATATTCCCATTAACGTAAGCAATAGACCGCTCTACCTTATTAGCTGTGGTATCCGTAGGTAAAGCCAAAGCATGCCGGAATAAAGCACGGTTATACTTCCAACCATAGTCAGCGGTTGTGTAATACTTAGTTGTATCATTTTGCCCCTTTGCAATAAGTGCAAGGGCAAGAAAAAAAACGGTTAAAAATTTTCTCATGATTTACGGTATATAATTTGAATTGGTTCGCCTTCGTTAATGTCATTACCAAACGTAAGTAATCCAGTTAAAACATCCGCCATGTATTGACCTGGCAACGGATTATTTACAGTTGGCAAGTGTATTTTGTCGCCCTTAATGACTAAAATTACAGTAGCCCCGATAAGTTCACTAATTGTGATACTCTGCCCTTCCGTCCCTTGCCCAATATATACATAAGGGAATGTTCTGTAATCCATCATGACTTACGGTATATTATTAATATCGGTTCGCCTTCGTTAATATCATTTCCAAACGTAAGTAATCCCGTCGCGGTATCTAGTGTGTATTGTCCCGGTTCCGGCGGTACGCCTGTTAGCGTATGTATTTTGTCACCCTTTACCAATAACAATACAGTAGCCCCGACGAGTGAGGCAATAGTAATACTTTGACCCTCTGTTCCTTGCCCATAGTACACATAGGGCCATGTTCTGTAATCTTTATACTGTGGGTCGTATTGTATGCCATCCGGTTGATTCCCGACAAAATTGTAATCCGAAGGGACAGCGCAACGGTCAGCCGTATAAATTGTTGACACATCAAAAGACATAACAGCCGCCCCAACTTCATCAACAAACCGATCTCTAAAGTATTGAATAGGCGCGGTCATTCTTACATCCCAATCCTGCCAGCCGTTGTAATGAAGCATCGCAAATAAGTCCTCGCATATCAACGCCAAATCGCTCTGCACATCTTGTTCATTACCCGAAGCATTTGCAGCCACACTAACCAAATCGCATACGGTCAGCGAAACAGAATAAGTGTGCAACCGTTGGTCACGGTCAATACTTGACCGCACCACATCCATAAAGACAGCCGGGTAATTAATATCCCCATTATCTAGCGCATTTACCACTTCGCCGTAATAAAAGTGGTGCAGTTGCCGGTGACTTAATACCAGTTGCTCTATTCTGCTGATTATCTGATTTAGTGTCATTTTCTTTCTTTGCAAAGGCAGCTCTTAGCGCCGCCTCACTTTTTTTAGCTATGTTCTTTGGCATATTAACGCGGGCCGTTTCCTTGATAGTATTCGCTGAATGGACGGGGCTTTTCGGGCATATCATCGCCTAAATAAATCGGTAGAGAAAATTCCGATCTTTCCGGCGCAATATCATCTATACCATTACCCCAATTTAAATACTCGGGAAAACGTTCCGGTGCCCATTGGCGGAGGTATCGAATAGCTTTCATTTGATAGTGCTCGGCCCTGTTTTTATAGTGGTCCATTGCCGAAAACATATCCGACATCGTAGGCGCATTGGTATTTTCTGTTGTCTTTTGAACCATGCCCCTATTAGTTAATTGATAATTAACTGCAAGTGGAAGGGCTGCAATGGTAAACCATACCAAAGACGGCACTAAATAGTCATCTAGCAACTCTTTATAGTAGATATTTGCCGGGGACGAAATAGTGCCATCCCCTACAATTGCCAGCATTTTTTTGTACAATGCTGTCCCTAAAATCGGGGCAATGTATTGATCTTGTGCCGCCTTAATTTCGGGAAATATAAACTTGTTATCCGTGTTGTCATGCAGGGCGGTGCGCTCCCTCAATACCTCCGGGGATATAAAAAGTACGGTACTCATTAGCTTGTTTTTTTAACGACCAGATTCATTTTCCATACGTGCCGGCAATAGGGAGTTATTACGCCATTTCCCTGATTCCAAAATCCCCCGCGCCGATTCCATACGCTATACCCTACACGTTCCGAAATTGTTTCAATATCTTTCCGCGTATAAAGTCTGTTAAGCGTTACCATTTTTCGGCAAAATGGCCGCGTAGTCGGTAAGATAGCAGGCCCTTCAACCCCCGGCCCTTTTTCGTAAGAATACATGACTTTCACATCCGGTAGCTTAATAGTACGTGTAGGCGGTGTTTCCCGCGTTGGTTGTGTTCCGCGTGTTGGACTTTCGCCGCTTACTACTCCCTCCTGCTCCTCCGCGAAAGAAAGGCGCATCGCCATTTCCATCATGTCTATGTCGTATTCATTATCGGTCGAAAATGTTTCGGACCGCAATACCTCCCAGCCTTCGCCATCGGTTCCATGTTCGGCAAATAGTTGCGCTATCTGATCTTCACTTAGCACCTCTTTAAATTCCTGCGGAGTTCCCAAAATGGTATTTATATCCTCATCGGACAAACCTAGCGAAGTCTTAAGCTCCCATGCAGCACGCTGTCGAGTGTATTCGCCCTTATTGAACTTACGGATAATCCTATCCATGTTAGCCCGTTGCCGACCGGTCAGGTTCTTCAGATGGTCATTTACTTCATTTGCCATGCTCTCAGGTGCACCGGGTGCAAGCGGATATTTTTCTAAGTCAACACCCAGCTTTTCGGCTATCCATTCTACGGGCATCGCTCCCAGTTGCCCCGAAAGGTCATAGCCAATCGGCTCTACGGGCTTAAGCTTAAACTTACACGGGATGCCTTTCAGCTTTGCAAACTTGTTTAATACCTCCTCAAATTGCGCCCGCTTATTGGCAACATAAGTGTTATTAAAAATCTCAAATGCGTTTCTTAGCTCCGTTGTGCCTCCCAATTGCCCCGCCTCTTTAACCCCGAACAAGATCGGCGAAGTAATCTCATGCCCCGCGTAGATATTATCGCATATCAGATTATTAACGGCACTAAAATCTTCCTTAGTTAAGTCCGAAGCTCCCAGGTCTAAAATTTCCGGTTTTTTTGCCGGGTCATTATTGAAAGAAATAAAAATCTTTTTCCCATCGGCCCCGGTGTACTTGTCATGCAGCCTTTCTTCCAGTTTTCTTTTGGCCCGTTCGTCGGGTTCGCCATTAAAGAAAGAAAGCATTTTAGAGGCCGAAAATCCCGCCTTACTATTGGTGTAGGTGTGCTTGCCCATCTCACAGTCAGCACCAATCCAATTTAACGCCCCCATGTAGCCGGGTTCGGGATAGTACGGACATCCGGGCCTATACTCGTCGAAATAGTAAATAGCCGATTGCGCTTCATTCGAGCGCGGATTGAATGCAGGAAACTCTTTCGGCTTTTCCCGCCCATCTTTCCAGTCGTATTTAAAAAAGAATTTTTGAAGGTCAGCAGCCCGGCGCATTTTGGGCCATTCCATGTGAAACACATCCGTAATACGCCCAATCCGATCAGTAATAACGTGCCAGTAAAAACCGCCAAATGTTTCGGTATCGTCTATGCTTTTCCGTAGCACATCGCTCAAGGATTCGCCCCGGCTGTTGCAACTGCTTATCCATACTTCACCAACCGGGTTTGGTTGCTCCATTTCAATCCCACCACCAAAAATGTATTTAACCTTTCCATTAATGATGGCGTTATGTTTGGGGCTTTCCTTTCGGAACTTTAAAAGCTTTTCGGCCCAATCATCAGACAGCCCCAACGGTATGTAAGGCTTTGCGCCCACACGCCTATACTTTGGTGCTTCGACCTCTAAAAACTTTAATGCTATTGGTGTAAATTCCATTACGCGGGATTGTATGCGTTATAGTTTGTTTCGGGCGCGTATTCGACGTATGAAGTGCCGCCCGTGCTTAACACTTCACATATTCCCTGCTCAATCATATTCAGGCCGGTTTCATTTTCCGAAGTCCCTGCCTGTTCATATATCTTGTACACATATCTACCGGCTGTTTTCCCGGAAAAAAGACTAGCCGTATTGAATGTGTATTGATTATATCGCTGCTTTGCATCGCTTTCGTCATCCGAAGGCGTTACAACAACTGCAACACGCTCACCCGGCATTTCTCTTTCGAACACAAACAGATAGTTAGCATTTGGGATAGTAGTAAGCTCCGAAAGCGTTACTACTACTTTATTATTGTTTGCCGATTGATTTAAAAGGATCATTTGTTTATAGTGTTTCCCTTTCTTGTTTTGGCCGGAAATAAAACAGCCCTACCAATTGGCAGGGCTGCTTAGGTTGTAAGTTACCGTTATGCTCCCGGAGTAGTCAGGGTTGCAATTACAGCAGCTTGCACAGATTGGGCGGCGTAAGGCTCCATGCCTTCAAAATTCAATTCGTAGCCGTTCCGATCACCATAGGCCACACCTGATTTAGCGGTGTGCGAAGTCAGCATCATGCCACCGTTACGACCGTAGCACCATGCGTTACCGTTTTTGTCTACCCATACCAAACAAAGGCGGTTTTTCGACAAAAGGGTAATTTCGTCGCGAACGGACTTAGCAAGCTTATTCAAAATCATTTTGAACGTTTGCTTGTAGAAGTAGGTTCCGTTTTCTTCGGAGCCGGTACCCTCTTCCGTTGCGTCTGCTGTTTGTTTGGTAAGTTCGTATTTGTAGAACTGCTTACCTTGGGTTTTTCCGATTGCGGAAATTGCGCCGCTAGTTTCCGTGAATGTAAGGGCATCGAGTTCGGCCACATACACTACGTCAACACCTCCTACGCTATCGCGGCAGTCTAGGTTATATCCTTGAGTTAATGCACAAGACATAGTTATTTAAGTAAAGGCCCCCGAAGGGGCCGGTTAACAAATTGGATTAAGCACCGAGGAACTGTACAACTTCGTGCGGGAAGTAAACCTGAACACCAGTTTTCCACTCAGCCATAAAGCGTACCTGATCAGCTTCCTTAGCGAAGAACAGTTCAAACTTGTATTCCTCTTCGTTCATATCGGTTCCGAGGGCCATGTTAGAAGAGCGCATTGCATAGATACGGTTAGTACCATTCAAACCATGCACGGCGGTCAGCTTGTACATCGTTCCCGGGATCATGATTTCGCCAGCCTTTTGCTTATCGCTTTCAGCGGTATAGGCAAACAGATTAGCGTCAATCAATGCGCCAATATAGGTTTCGTACACATCCCAGCCACAGAAGATACGAACGTCATCCTGTCCCTTCACGTCGGCGGGAATAGACTGCCAAACGCCCGTCATAATGCTGCGAACATTCGAAGCAGTAATACCAGCGGATGCAAGGATCGGGGCAGAAATAAACTTAGAAGTTGCATGAACAACTACAAAAGCTGCACCGGAAACAGCGGCGGCGGCGTTGGCTGTCAGCGTCAAAGACGTGTCAGATGCTACCGAAGTAACGGTACCGATAAGCGTACTATTGTTATAGATACGGTCGCCGGCGGAAACTTCCAGCAGGAACTTCGTACCTACACCCGTAACCGTAGTGCTGTTGGTGGCTGAGGTAATAGTTCCCGTAGTCTTTTGAGCGTTGGCAGCAACCGGCGAAGCAGTACTGGCTACATTCAGGCCAGCGGCATCAATGATCTTTACCAAACCGTCAAATTTATTAAGGTTCACGTTACCGCTACCGGTGTCACCCTGCCATACGGCAATTTCCAGCTGCTTACCGATCTTAGCTACTTTCCGATCAGTGTACTTTTGCTCGAAGGGAAAAGTTTCAGGCTGTGATCCTTCGGACATCAGCAGTTGTGTGTACTTAGTCTTAAGGTCTTTCGGGCACAAAGATTCATGTACCTTAATTGCACCAACGGTCAGCAGGCGGCGGGAAATAGCCGTAGTGCCGGATGCGTTAAAACCACAGCCACCGCCGGCCTGAAATACTGCATCGGTATCCAATTCATTCAGTTGGATAGAGGTGCTAACCTTTGTCAGTACGGTGCCCTCTTTGCGGATAATATCGAGGGTCTTAGGGGTAAAGAGGGTAGAGAGTACCAGCTCTTTTTCGTTTTCTTGCGTATAGGCCGCAAGTGCGTTCAGATCAAATGCCATTTTTAAAGGGTTTTTCTAGGTTGATTAAATAAGTGAAGCAAGGGCGCGAATATCTTCGCGAATACCAACGATCGGTTCATCGGCGCGGAAATTGTCTTTTCCTTTCGCGGGGACGGGTTCGCCTACGGGCAATTCAGCAAGCTGCTCAACAAGGGCAAACAGTTGCTTATTAACGCCTTTCAGCTTTTCAATTTCAGCTTTTTGAGTGGCAAAAGTTTCCTTCCATGCGTTGATGGCTTCCTCTGCTTTTGCCTGCTGAATTTGATAGCCGAAACGATCCTCAAAAAGCACGGTGAGCATCTTGCCCATTACGTCACCGGGGATAGGCGAAGCGGCAAACTGCTCCAGATACTTTTGTACCTCTTTCGGCTTACCGAAGTCCGGCATCTTCTTTTTCATGTCCTCCGGCATTTCGGGGGCTTCGGGCGGTTCGGGACTTTCGACCTCCATTACCTTAGTAATAATCCCGTTTGCATCGGTGCTTACTACTTCGCCGCTTGCCAGCGTGTGATCTCCAGCCGGGGCCGGGATACCAGCAATAGTTACCAATCCGCCTACTTCCAGCTTGTCGATTTCAATAGGCGTTCCATCGGCAAGGGCATAAGCCGGAACCGGGGGAACCGGGGGGGCCGGGACTTCTTCAAACAGCATCCGCTTCACATCGGAAAGAGCCGCTTTTAGTTTTTCGATTTTTGTCATAATAATTGTTTTCAGGGTATAGTGAATAAGGCCTAAAAAATGGCCGGTTTAATCGGCAAGGGATAGCATCAATGATTCAATTTGCGCCCATATTTCAGCCTTACTAAGCTTTTGTTTTTTGTACTGAAATACCCCTTCCACACTAAAGCCCTTTACTTTCCCGGATTCAATCAATGCCCATGCTTCATCATTGTTCACCTTCGCGGACATAAACCAACTGCCAGCCGGGGCATCTTCAAAGCCTGCCATCGGCTGAATGCCACGGGACGGATCAACGATAAAAGATTCAAACACCGTCACGCCTTCCAGCTTCAGCGAAGGGTCGTGCATTAGGTTAAAGTTTTGATTAAACCCTTTTTGGAAAAACTTTTGGGCAATCTGTTCAATTGTGGCCGCGTCGAATTGCACTAGATACTCCCCGTTTTCCGCGTCCCTCCGATAGATAGGCGTATCTGCCAACATCGCAGGACCTGAAATAATCCGGCGGGCCGTGTCCGTTGTAAACTGTAATCTTTTGTCATTAAAGGCTAAAAAGTTCTTTTCGATCGCGGGTTTGTCAACCAGCGCGACATAATCGACCTGCAATTCAGATTCAGGGTCGGGACTTATTACCATTTGATAAATCGGGAGGCTCATAGCTTATAGTATTTAGGTTGTTGGTTTGGCCGGTTTATCCCAAACGAGCGGCACGGTTAAGGCGTGTATTCCTTTCGGATGCACTACGAACATC